GCCACAGGCAGTACTGGGGGCTTGCTCGAGGACCTGCTCAACAACCTCGAGCCCGGCCAGCGCACCTACACGCCAGGCATGCCGACAAGCTCCGGCTCGCGCATCGACGACATCGGCAACCTGGCAGGTACACCCCACACCGATCTGAACAACATGCTCGCCAGCGGTGCCAACCCGGCTCAGATCGAACGCTTCTTCGGCGGGCTCGAAGGGCGCACAGGCACGTCGTTCAGCGACCTGCTGCGGCAGTGGCGCACTGGCAGCATGGCCGGCGGGCTCAACACTGAGGCCAAGGTCGCGCTCGGCCCTGTCATCCAGACCGCCATGCGCGCGCCCACAGGCGCGATCAAGCTGATGCTGCAGGGGCGCGCCTCGGATATCCCCGACGGGCTGGTGGGTGGCCTCGCTGGCCTCGGCGCTGGCGCACAGGAAGCGCTGCAGACGCTGCGCTACGGCACCAACTACCGCAACGCACTGACCGGCCACGCCGGCGGCGGCTTTGGCTTCAGCCCTGGCCTCGACGTCATGGGCACCAACGGCTTCCAGCGCGCGCTCGGCACAGCGCTCACAGGTCTGGTGCGCACGCACGGCGCCGTTGGCGACATCAGCGCAGGCATTGGCCGCGGCGCGAACCTGGCGCTGGGTGCGACGCCCGAGGCCGCCCAGGAAGCCGGCCAGCAGTGGGCGCTGCGGAGCGGTGAGTACGGCACCACCGGCGCGGGAATCGCCAGGGCCATCGGCGCTGTCCGCAAGGCCAATCCAGCGCTCGACGTCCTCGGCCAGATCGCGCTGCCGTTCTACCGCGTGGGCTACAACGTGTTCACGCAGGGGGTCGAGCACTCCCCCGTCGGCCTGCTCGGCCGCGTCACCGACGCGATGCAGGGCAAGCCCCTCGACCAGGGCAAGCTCGTCAACAACCTGTTCGGTGTCGGGCTGGCGACGCTGGCGTACACCCAGGCAGCACAGGGCAACATCACCGGCGAGGCGCCGCCGCCGGGCGCGCCCAAGCAGAGCGTCCGCCTGCCCGCTGTCGGCTGGGTCCCGCTGCGCACACTGGGCGCGGCCAGCGAGCCGCTGGCGCAAGCAGCGGCGCTGTACGAAGCGTCACGCGACCACAAAGGTGACATTGCTGGCATGGCCACACAACTGGCGACCTCATACGTCGCCCATGTCAACGACGAAACCTGGCTCAGCAGCGTGGGCGACGTGTTCAACACCATCAAGGATGTCGCCAATTACAGCAGCCCGACCGCCGGACCGCTGGCACAGCGCGACCTCGGCTACCTCGCGACCTCGTACGGCAAATCCCTCATCCCCCAGGAGAAGCTCGCCGAGCAGTTGATGGGCGCGCCCAAAGCACTGGCCGCGCTGCAGGCGCGCGGTGCGCCGCCGCCTCCGCGTGAGACATCAACCGTCCGTCCGGCGCCCACCGTCCGGCCGGCATCGACGGTACGTCCGGCGCCCACCCCCCGACCCGCACCCGCGACCAGATAGAGGAAGACCAGGATGCCATTCACCATTCCGGGTACGCAGATCACCATCCCCGACAACGTGGATCCGACGCAGTACATCCTCAGCCTGGGGCAGCGAGCGGGACAGCAGCTCGCGGGCAGCGGCAGCGCTGCCGCTGCGCCAGCCACAGCCGCGACGGCGGCAGCACCCGACACCAGCGCACGGCAGCAGCTCGTCGATGCGCTCGCGGCCAAGCACAAGGGGCAGATCGGCACCCCGTCGCCGGCGACTACCTCCATCAAAATCCCGGCCAACGCGAAGCTGCCTGACGGATCCCCGGATCCGGACGCGGGCAAAACGGTCCAGCAGGCCACCGGCTACGACACCTACACCTTCGGCGACGGCACCTCCATCGAGTTCATGCCCGACGGCACCTCGCGCAACCTGAAGATCGGTCCTGGCTCGGCAACAGGCAAAACGGCCTCCGACATCATGGCCGAGTCTGGCCAGATCCTGGGACCGAACGGTCAGGTGTACGTCAAGAACCCGGACACCTCGCCAGGCGCACCACCGTACATCCTCGATACCAACAGCCAGAACAACCAGCAGATCGAAACGGCCAAGTCCGTCGCTGCCACCAACGCGAGCCAGGCACAGGCAGCGCTCAATAACGCCGACGCGCAGCTCAAGCTCAACCCGACCAACGTTGCGCTGCAGCAGGCCAAAGATGCCGCGCAGGCCAAGCTCACCAGCGCTCAGGCAGACGCGGCCACGCTCAACGCGGCATCGACCGCCAACAGAGTCGGTGCCCAGAACACGCTCGACACCGCTCAGGCTGGCGCGGCTACCCAGAACGCCGCGACGGCTGCCCAGAACGCACAGTCGACAGCGCAGAGAGTCCTTGCGCAGAACGCGCTGGACACGGCGCAGGCGAGATCCGCGAACACCAGTGCGGATGTGGCCGCCGGACGGCTGCCATCGCAGATCGCACTCGACACCGCGCAGGCCAACAGCCAGAACGCCGCGGCCACGGCCGCACTGCAGAAAGCCAACGAGCCAACACCCTGGAGCCCGAACACCACAGCGCCGTCCCAGCAGTACTACGACCCGACCACCGGCAAGGTCGTCACCAACCAGAACCCGAACTACCTGCCCACCGATCCCGGACGCATGACGGCGCAGCTGAAGCAGCAGGCCGACGCGCAGTGGCAGGCACTGCAGCAGCAAGTGCAGTCGGGCAAGCTGACCGGCGACCAGGCCGCCAGCCAGTTCGACAAGTACTGGAGCGAGAGCATCGAGCCGGTCAAGGGCGACATCGCCGCGGCTCAGGCCAAGCAGCAGGCCGCGATCGATCTGCAGCAGTCGCAGTCTGGCCTGTACCAGGCCCAGGCAGCCAACTACCCGGCCGCGCTGGCGCAGACAGCCTCGAGCGACGCCCAGAAGAACCTGATCTCGATGCTGCCGTACGTGGTCGGCGCCGGCGCGGCCACCACACCGGGCGTCACCGCGGGCAAGGGTGGGTTCCCGCAGATCAACCCGCAGCAGATCATGCAGAACGCGACCTACAGCCTGCCGAACCTGCAGGAGATCGGTCGCCAGGGAGCTGCGGCAGCACTCGCCAACTTCAGCCCGACAGCTGCCATGCACGCGCAGATGCCGGGCCCGCCAGGCCAGCCGCCCATGCCTGGGCTGCCTGACCTCAACAGCCTGCTGAACCAGAGCAGCTATGGCGGCGCACCACAGCAAGGCGCGCCGCCGGCTCAAGCCCAGCCAGCCCCAGGCGCACAGCCGGCGCCGGCTGCGGCAGGAGGTGCTCCTGCCGCGGGAGGACCACAGCAGGACTGGGTGTCGGTCATGGCGCGCCTCAACCAGGACCGCGCCGACCAGTCGCGCCAGGCACAGATGGGCCCGATCCAGCCGCCGACACCGGGTCTGTACAACCCGTACTACCAGCAGAGCGCCGTGCCGGCGGCAGGCATGCCGGCCACCGGGCCCATCGCTGGCGCGATCACCCCGTATCCCGCGGCTGGAGGTCCTGCGCCCAACCCGCTCACCGGCGCATCGGTGCCGTGGGGCTGGCCACCCTACCAACCGTCCAGCTAACGCGCTAGACTGCGAACCAGCAGCCCGCTGTTCCCCTGGCCTTTAGGGGAGCGACGGGCTGTTTTTTATTAAACCCACATGCTTGAGCCAAACGAGCTTCAGCAACCTTCGCCTGCGCCAGCACCCCAGTCTGCCGGTGTGGATCAAGCTCCGCCGTCGTCAGCGACGGTTGAGGAACCAGCCGAGGACCGGTCCTGGTGGTCACGACTTCTGCATACACGTGGCCATCACACGGACCCGTCCTCGGAGGTTTCGCCGACCGATGCCGTCAATGGTTCGGACTCCGACATCGCGCCAGCCCGGGCTCTCACGCTGACCGAGGAGGAACTGAACGAGCGCGTTCAGCGTCAAGCACAATCGCTCCACGACCGGGAGGTCGCGCGACGTAATCGCGAGCAAGCGCAAGCCCAGCGTGCCCGGTTACGCGACGAGAATCCCGAAGCGTACGTCGAGCTCGAGAAGAGCGAAGAGCAGGCCACTCAGCTGCGTCAGCAGCAGGCAGGTCAGCTCATTCAGTTGCTCGGCCACGTCGGCCGCCAACACGATGCGGTGTCCATCGACCCCATCGTCAACGCTCTGCCGGCCAAGGAACGTGAACGCATTCTGGCCATGCCCGAGGCAGGTCAGGGCTTGCCTGGCCGCAAGCTCATCGTGGACGAAGCCCTCAAGACCTATGGTCGCCAGGAGTATGAGCGGGGTTACCGCGAAGCCCAGGCGAAGCTGAAGAAAGACCCGGTGTTTCGCAAGAGCGTGCTCGCTGAACAACGCGGCCAGTACGAAGAGCCCGAGCTGTACCCCGGCAACGGTGGCCCCACCTCAGGCGGGCTCGACGAAAACAACGTCAGCAACATCCTGCGACGCCAGTACACATCGCGCTGAGGGAAACCAGCAGCCCGTCCCTCCGCGCCGATAGCGGAGTGTTTTCGCAATGACCTACAACTCGCGCACGCCTCGAGCCACGCCTGGTGGCTCACCGCTTATCCCAGAAGAGGTCCAGCGGCAGATCGTCCAGAGCGTCGAGGTCGAGAGCGCCGCTCTCAACCTGATGCCCAAAGCCAGAATGCGCCGCGCGCAGCAGCGCATCCCGGTGCTCACACAATTGCCCGCGGCCAACTGGGTCAATGGCTCCGGCACCGTTGACGGACGCGACATCGGCCTCAAGCAGACCACCTCGTTGCTCTGGGACAACGTGTTTTTGAACGCTGAAACGCTCGCAACCATCGTGCCAGTCTCAGAGCATCTCATCGCCGACATCGACTACGACTTCTGGGAAGAGGTCCGCCCCAAGGTCACCGAGGCGATCGCCGTCGCGCTCGACCAGGCCGTCTTCTTCGGACCAGCCCCGGCCTCCTGGCCGACCCCGCTGGTGCAGCAGGCTGTGGCAGCGGGCAACGTCGTCGTCGCCGGCACCGGCATCGACTACCTGGACGACATCAACAACGCCATGGCCGCCGTCGAGGCGGACGGCTACGACGTGAATGGCTTCTGGGCGCGACGTCAGGCAAAGGCCAAGCTCCGCGGTCTGCGCTCGACCACCCACGAGCTGCTGTACTGGCCCGACGAGCGGCCGGACACCAACGGAGCTCCCGGTGGCACGCTCTACGGCGAGAAGATCTACTTCAGCAACGCTGGCCTCAGCGGCTTCGCCACCGGCGCCGCCAACTATTCGATGATCGCCGGCGACTGGACCATGGCTGTGCTCGGCATCCGCGAGGACATCAGCATGGAACTGTTTGACCAGGGCGTCATCACCGACAACACGGGTGCGGTGGTCTACAACCTCATGCAGCAGGACATGGTCGCCTTGAGAGTGACGGCCAGGTTTGCGTTCGCGATGCCCAATCCTGCCAACCGTCAGCAGGCGACTGCCGGCAACCGCTGCGCGTTCGGCGTCATCCAGCAGAAGGCCACCACGGGAGGCGAGTAGTCGTGAAGTACGTCACCGCGACCCTGGCCAGCTACGACGCCGCGGTCGGGCGCATCGAGGTGGGCCAGACCTACTACGTCGAAGACGACAAGGCCGAGCGCTGGATCACCTCGGGGCTGGCGAAGGAAGGCAAAGCCCCGCCGCCGCCAGCCGAGGAGCCAGACGACGAAGGTGACGAAGGCGAAGACACCACCAGCGACGACGACGAGCAACTGCGCGACGAGGCGCGCAAGCTGAGCGCTGGCGGCGCTTCGCAGCGCACCATCGGCGAGCAGTTGAACATCTCGCGCGCGACGGTGCGCCGACTGCTCGCAGACTGAGCCAGGCCCCTCCCGGCGCTGAATGGCCAGAGCTCAGTTCCGCGACACGGTCCTGCTGCGCACCGCCAACGGCGTGGTGGTGCTGCCGCCGGCGGGCGCGACCGCGGCGTTGTACGACGTCGCCACCAACACGCCCATCACCGACACGATCTACGCGGACGAGTCTGGCTCGGACACGCTCGCCAACCCGCTGGTCCTGGGCAACGACGGGCTGATCAACATCTGGACGTCGGCCGAGCGCGAGCTCGACGTCGTCGTCTCCGCGGCCGGCTTCATCACCTCGCGCATCACGGTCACCACTGACTCGGCCGTCAGCGGCGCCGGCGGCCAGGGCCCCGAAGGCCCGCAGGGACCGGCCGGTCCGACCGGGCCGGCTGGCCCAGCCGGCGCCACGGGGCCGGCAGGCACGCCTGGTCCTGCTGGCGGCGCCGGCCCGCCCGGTCCACAGGGTCCCACCGGTGCCAACGGGGCGACCGGGCCGGCTGGTCCGCAGGGCGTGCAGGGATCGACAGGCCCCCCTGGTCCGCAGGGCAGCGCGGGCACGGGCATCACGATGAAGGGCACGGTGGCCACCGCGGCCGCGCTGCCGCCCACCGGCAACGTGCAGGGCGATGCGTACATCGTGTCCGCCGACAACTCGCTGCACATCTGGGACGGCACGCAGTGGGTCAACGGTGGCTCGATCCAGGGGCCGCCTGGTGCGACGGGCCCGTCCGGCGCGCAGGGGCCGACCGGCGCAACGGGGCCGACCGGGCCTCAAGGGCCGGCTGGCGCGAACGGTCCTACCGGCCCTGCTGGCCCGACGGGCTCAGCCGGTCCTGTCGGCGCGGCCGGTCCTGCTGGACCAGCTGGCCCGAATGGTCCGCAGGGTGTCCAGGGGCCGGCTGGCGCGGCTGGGGCGAAGGGGGATCCTGGTCCGGCGGGAGCGGCTGGGCCGGCGGGTCCGACCGGCGCTACCGGTTCGCAGGGGCTGCAGGGGCCCGCCGGCGCGGCCGGTCCTGTGGGCCCGTCGTCGTCGGTGCACGAGGAGTTCATGCCCGCGGCGAGCGCGACGCAGATCACGCTCAGCCAGGTGCCGCAGTGGATCCTGATGCTCGCTCGCGCGGGCGTGGTGCAGTCGCAGACCGACGGCAACTACTCGCTAACGGGCTCGACGATCACCTTCACCGATCCGCTCAACGGCAGCGAGCGGGTCATCGTCGACTACGCTTCGACGACGTACACGCCCGTGCCGCCCATCGGCAACGCAGGCATCGCCGACAACTCGATCACCTCGGCCAAGATCGTCGACGGCACCATCACCGCGGCCGACATCGCCGACGCGAGCATCACCAATGCCAAGCTCGGCCCGGACGTCGCGCGCGCCAATCTGCTGACCAATGGTGGGTTCGAGATCTGGCAGCGGGGCAATGGACCGTTTACGGCGAATGGGGCGTACTCAGCCGACAGGTGGTATCTCGAAGCGGCCACGCTCAGCGTGAGCCGTGATACCGCGAACGTAGATAGCGGGTCAGGCGCCTGCGCAGCGGTCGTGTCGTCAAGTGCTGGCGCTGCGTTTTCGCAAAGTCTGACAGACCAGAAGACCACCCTCGGTGGTCGCGTGGTGAGTTGGTCGGTACGCGTCAAAACCGCAACGGCAAACGCGGTCAGGCTGCGTCTGGACGGGAACACCACGGGGACGCCCAGCGCCTACCACTCGGGCAACGGAACGTATCAGACTCTGACTGTCACGGAGACGATACCCGTCGGGGTCAGCTCAATCATCGCGCGAGTGCTGCTGGACGCCTCCTGCACGGCGTACATCGACAACGCCTGCCTGGTGGTCGGCTCGCAGGCTGCCAACTACGTGCCGCTGCACCCGGCGGATGATCTGGCGCGGTGCCTCCGGTACTACCAAGGCCTGGGTGCTCTAGCAAGCGGTGACATGGGCGTGAGTGGCTATAGCACTGGAGGGTCACCCGTTCGCGCGTGGTATGTGTTCCGCGCCCAGACGCCGGTAGTTCCTACTGTGACAAAAGTCGGCACTTGGACCGTAACCAACTGCGGGCAGCCAATTGTTGCTCAGGTGACCGCGAGTGGTTTTCTGTTTTATGCAGCCGGAATCACAACTGGTGACGCATACGCCATCAATACCGCCGCGGGGACGAATATCACCGTGGAGGCCAACCCGTAGATGAGCCGCCAGCAAGTTCCCAATTACGAGCTCGCCAGCGACACGGCGCGCGCCAACCTGCTGACCAACGGCGGCTTCGAGATCTGGCAGCGAGGCACCGGACCGTTTACATCGAGCGGCCTGTATACGGCCGACCGGTGGTCGATATCGTTGGGCACAGGCGACGCCATGAACGTGCTCATGGATAACGCGGGGGTCGATGTCGGCAGTACGAAATCCCATTACGTGGCGTATACCAAAGGCACTGGTTCAAGCCAGATTCTTCAATACCTGACTGATTTCGCATACCGTGGCAAAACCCTGTCGCTGTCAATACGCGTCAATTCAACAGCAGTCGGCGCGGTTCAAGCTGGTATCTATGACGGTGTCAATGGTTGGCGCCTCGGCCCGTTCAACGCGGCCGCATCGAGCACGTGGGAGACGTTGACAGTAACGGCTCCGATTGCCAGTAACGCGACCAGCTGCATCATCGGCTTATGGTTTCAAAACACCGCGACCGTGCGCATGGACAACGCCATGCTGGTGGTCGGCGCCGTGCCGTGCGACTACGTGCCGCTACACCCGGCCGACGACCTGGCGCGGTGTCTCCGCTATTACGAAAAGATTGGCGGCGTGAGCACCGCGACGTGGTTCGGATGTACAGGCACCGTTGGACAGGCGTTTGGGCAAACGTTCGCCTATGCCGCCAAGAAAGCTGTGGTTCCAACGCTCACCAAGGCTGGCACCTGGACGATGCAAAACGCTGCCCAACCGATAGCTGATGCGAGCGATGTCAACAACTTTCGCTTTTATGCCGTCGCGTCGGCGAGTGGCCCGGTGTCCTATAGCTGCACCGATGCGACGTGCTTTATCACGGCCGAGGCAAATCCATGAGCGTCTACGTTTCCAATTTCAACCCCGGCGACGGCACGTGGACCGTCACCCACGACGACGCTGGCCACACCGGCTCCATCCAGCCCACCGACGTGGTCTACACCCAGAATATGGACGGCTCGCACAACCACAACTACGCTGCCATCACCTGCCCGGTGTGCGGTTCCGTCAGCACCCATCCGGTAGGTGGTGGTGCGCAGCCGCCGCTGGTGCAGGAGATGTTCGTGTACCTGGCTGACCACGACGGCTGCCCGTGTCCGGCGGATCTGCCCAGCGGATTGCCGCTGCAGCTGACCGGCGGCCACGTCAAGACCCACTGCGAGCAGATGGACGGACCCGGACGGTGGCAGGTGGAGGCACCCGCATGAGCTTTCAAATCGCATGCGCCGCGAAGAACAACAATATGGTCATCAGCGTCGGTCCGTCGGCGGACCACACCTTCCTACCGGGCACCGACTTCGGGCCCGACTACCCGATTTACACCCTCGACGACGACGCGCAGTACCAGGTCATCCTCAACAACCCGGTGTGCTACCTGGCCGCCGACC